GGGTCTTCCGATAGTGAATTAAGAATCATAGCACAGAAGGTTGGTAAGATGATTAACAAGGAAATTAACAGAACGACTTCCTCTAGAAGTTTAGGAGCATGATAATATGAGCGCACTAGACCATGTAGTATTCTTGAAATTTGGGGCATATGAAACTGCTGATTTGTCTATTAACACTATTCCATTAAAGGTTACTAGTTTGAGCATTAGCACTAACAAGACTATTCCCTCCCTTGAAGTACCTCTATCGGGGGCTTTATCAGGAGAATCAATAACAGCCGCACTAGACTTAGGTATGGCTTCTAAGAGCGTGAGTCTACAAGGTTTCATTACAGAACAGGCTATCAATAAGAAATGGAATGGGCTGGCTACAGAAGATGAAGGCCCTAGGACTTACACTCCAATTGAAATAGCACAAATGATTCATTCTAGCGTAGATTCTACTGGACTACAAACATTCCAATCTATTAATGAATTAGTTTTTCTTTATGATTCTAAAGTTGGAGAGGATGGTAATTCTAGAACTGCGGTTTCTATACCATTTAACTACGCTTCTAGAGGGGAAGGCGGTAAGTTAGACAACTACGGAACTTCGAGTAGAGTAGTGAAAAGTTTCCCAACTGCTAGTACTGACGAAGGAATGAAAGGATTCATTAGAAGTTTTGAAACTACAATAGACTCGGAAACTATTGATGTGAGTTTTAGTATGCAATTTGAAATCGCAGAAGTGTTCCCCGATGGCAAGGTTGCCACCAAATTAGCAGACGCTCTTTCGTGAGGTGAAATTATGTATCGAGTATTAACAGGAAAGCAACGAAGTCTAGTCTTCCCTGTAATGTGTAATGGTCATGTCAAAATAGACTATTATGATAATATTGCTATAGGTGCAGATGCTAGTATTGGAAGTAGTGACGATGTAATCTATGGCCCTTGGTCGTTAGACGACGCTTTTACTATCGAGGCTACTGTGACACCCTATGACATAAATGGATTCGGAAGACATAGCGTAGGCAGTTTAACAGGCGTGGCTACTGATTCGGGAAAGGTGATGCCAGCCATAGATAAAGATGTGACTCAAACAGATTATATTTCTAATTATTATTTGGCTGAAACTGCAAAACATACACATGAGATGAGAATATTTCATAGTAGTAAGGCGCAACTTTCTTTGATAAATACCACTTTGCATAATGAAAATCAACCAGCAGAATACAAAATTAAATTTTCTGTCACACTAGGCACTACTACTCAAAACCTAGAAACTTCCGCCCTAATTTTACCTTCTAGTGGAATCAATTGGCCCCTCTTAAGTCACACTTCGGGAGGTCAGTATGGTAGCGGTATTTTAGATTCAAAGGGGAAATACACTCATGTTTTTGCTAAAACAACAAAATCAAGTGGAAATAGTGGAACTACTTTGGTCTTTCTTTCTACTGCAAATAATATACTACACGAAGACCAAGAACTATTCATACAAAATGGATTCGGTTTTACTTCCATAGGAAAGGTTGCCGCCACTCCATCATCTTCTTCCGGAGATTCTTTTGCCGTGACTTTAGATACTTCCCAATCTACTGCATTAAATTCAACAAACCTATTTATCAAAGCACCAATGAATCCATCTTATGTTGACGGATTATTTCACATAGCCGCTACCTATGATTCAGATAGTAAGATAATGAAAATTTATTTTAACAACAGTGAAGTAGCAAGTGCTACTCATTCGGGAAGTGGAACCTTTGCTATGGATAAAGAAGATTTATTTTTAGGTGCTAACGGTAGTGGGGCTACTGGTCAAAATAGTGCAACTACTAACAAACAATTCATGGGAGAGTTTCACGAATTTTCTATGAGTAGAGGTACTAGAAATAAATTTAATGTCAATAATTTAACCCCTAGATTTGCAGATACTGTACTTTATTTTAGATTCGAGGAGATAGACCAATGACAGTTTATGTGATGCGTAAAGGTACTACGATAAATCCTACTGTAGAAGCCACTTTAGCAAACGCAGGAAACAATGTCAACTTTGATTGCCCCACAAATCCTATTATTCACGATACGCTTACTTGTACTGATACTCATAGAATGTTCACTTACATTTCTACTGATGATTCTAACAATGACACCTTTGTTCAGCAATTACAAGGTTCGGATTCTGCTGGTACTCAATATTCTAATTTAGAAAATACTGAAGGGTATAAAATAAAGTGCTACGATAGTATTACGGAAGAAGGTATTCGTCTAAATTCTACTGCTAGTGACCACAACTATTATGTTTTGATAAACTCGGATAATGGATTAACTCACCACTTTGCTAGAATTACACAATTTACCACTGACGATATTTCGGGAGATAGTTTTGAATTTGAGCCAAGGCTAGGTTCTTCTATTACTAAGAATACTAAATTCATGGTGTTCAAAGGAGATGATGAAGACGAATCTACTATAGTGGCGGTAAGTAGCGGTATTCTTGCTACTGAGATTAGGGCCGGTAGCACTACCTACAGAATGAATAAATCATTGCTATGTTCTAAACCCCTATTTTACTTTCACAATTCTAGACTAGATAAGAAGAATCAACTTGACCACAATAAAAAATATTATGTCAAATATGCTTCTTCTCAAATGAGCAGTGATACTATTAATTCATTTGTAACAAATACATTCATCACTTCTCAAGATTATGGATTCTCGATTAAAGACTATAGCAAGTTTAACATCAAAACTACACTTGTTGATAATCTAAAAACACTAGACGACCCTAGTACTAGTAATTATAGCAGTACTAAACAGACTTCTAATGAAGGATTGACATTAGCGAATAATGACTTCACAGATTATGATGAATCGTTTTACCATGCTAGGCGTGACGACGACAATGTGAAATCCGCTCTCAATCTAGTTGGCCCATATCGGTATCTTCACTACGGTTATTCTCCCGAAACGGCCAACGAAGCCCCTATGGTTCTTAGCACCAATTTGAAAGAATCATTTGGCGGGAGGGGGGGTTATGCGGAGTCAAAAATTGTAGACACCTCCCGAATCATGTCCTCAAAGGTAGGAGAGTTTGAGGCTTTTAGAGTTCGACAGCAACAGCATAGAGGTGAGTTCTTTGAATGGTTCCCACTCAAGGCGACAGTGAAAGCAAATGTCACAGGAAATGAGTACACATTTACTACAGAAGAAGGATATGATTTAGCAAATTTGTTATCAGCAAATGATGAAGTTATGGTAGGTTCTAGAGTAGTTAGATTAGCATCTAGTAGTCCGATAGATTCTTTCAATACTAGTGCATTTACACAAGACATTACTTTCACCTCCAGTTCTAGATTAGATAGTGAAAGTTCCTTTTCTACATCTTCCTATACATTGAACGCAGGTGATAGACTATACCGCAGGGCTTTTAGTTCATCTAAGAGCAATCTACTTACTACTTTTTCTTTCGTGGAAGGTAGAGAAAGCCAACTAAGAATAGTTTTCTTGGATAAGAACTATGCTGGACTTGAAGCAACCGTGACGAGTTCAAGTAAAAAACAAAAATATTTGACCCTATCTTTTACTAATGCTGAGGTTAGAAAATCTGCTACAGAATTCACTTCCTTAGAATATATTTCCGGACAATATATTATTGAAGTAGAAAGATTTAACGGAGAAATAGAACAAATAGAAATAGACAAGAACATGGGCATGAGTACCATGACTATTTCCGGTAGAGATAATTATTCAAAACTAATCTCTCCAATAGTAAATCGTAATTCTAATTTCTCCGAAGATATAATTTATTCAACTAGAAGCCCACACAATAAGTTAGAACTAGTCGGAGTTTTGGACAGTGGTGGAGATTTACTTTTTAGCAGTAAAGCCTTTGTTTTGACTGGTTTATTTACCAATTTAGTGGATAAAAAACTATTTGTAAAATACACAAATGGTGTGGTAGCGTACATAGGAGAGGGAGCAAATACGACAATAAACCTTCCAGATGTAGGAAAAACTACTGTATCTTTGAAAAATTTACCCTTGGCTGAAGCAAGAAGCACTGCTACAAATAATGAAATACAACTATGGAAAGAAGTAGAAACAAATTACATTCTCAATAAAGCCTTATCTTCAAACAATAAACTACCCACTTTTGCTACTAGTCTAGGAGGAAACAGTGACAAGGGACTACTTTTCAGCAGTGGCGAAAAACCAGATGGTACTTTATTGAGTGGAAGTACTACTTCTAGAACTTCCGGCGTTGATAGTAATGCTGTTGGTTTTCACATACAGCACCCTACTTCGATAGGTAAAGAAGAAGCATTTCAAGCCAAACTAAGTGATGGAGGTACAAATTATGAAACTTTTGAAACAGTCAATACCTTGATTGATTTTACTGTTTTGAACACCTCTACTGTAGATGGAAAAACCACCATAGAATTAGCCCCTTATTTTCCAGTGACCCTAGGAAGAGTAGACCACAACGATTACGATACTTACGATACGACATTAACCACAATAGGTATTACTACGGGGAGTGATAGTGGTTTCGATATTACTGGTAAAAAATATTTAGATATTACTCCATCTAGTACTTCTACTATTAAAGCAGTAGCGGGTGTAGGATTGCCTATTTATTTGAGTTCTGTATTTGTAGGATATTGTACCCAAGTAGTATGCTATAATACAATTTCAAGCGGCGCAGATACTTGGAGAATTTTCTTGGATAGGCCGGTGAATAATTTCAGTTCCGGAGAAACTATTTCCACATTAGGGTTCACAACTGCGGTCAACAACCAGTATTCTGGAAAAAATACTCACAATTTGTATCTAGTAAATGGAGAACATTTGCATGGAGGTAAGATGGTGACGCTATTGAATTCCCTATATGGAGTAGAAACGGGAGTTGACTACAGTGCCGATGATATGCAGAAGCCAACTTACTACAATTATATTAGGCCAACTACGGCACTAACTCACGAATTGGTTCATACCTATGTTGAAAAATATGGGGTTCCTCTTTACAAAATAAACCATATTGAGAAAGGAATTTTCAATAGAAAAACCCAAGCAATCGCCAGTGAATACCACACTACTAACGCCACCACAGCAGAAAAAGAAGAGGTCGGTAGGGCTTCCGATGCTAATTACTATGACGGTAGTAGTTCTGTTCAATACTATGCCTCGGCTTACAAAATGAATCAAGGAAGAAGTTCTACCGCTTTAGAAAAGATACCTAGTAGATTTAGAGAAACTTCTCATTTGCATTTGCCGGTTGAAGAAAGAGGATACTTCCCCGCTAGCGGTTCACTGTTTTGGGATTATGTCATACACGAAGCAAGTCACACTAGAGATAAGGTTCTAACTTCTCACGACCCTACATTAGGTGGCAGGGTTAAATCTAACTTCTACATTAAAGATTTCTTGGAACAACTAGACCCAAAGACTGCTAGACTCTTCTTATTTGCGACTTCGGACTTATTACCATACAGTAGTTTAAGAGATGATAGTTTGTTCTACTCTAATAGAGATTTGAAAAACCTTAGTCTATATTTGTTGAACAAACCAACCGAAGATACTACTTCCGATAAACACTCCAAGTATGGGGGTGCTGGAAAGGCGAAGAAATACTTAGACAGTGATTATGATACAGCGGCCATTCTAGAATACGATGTAGAAGACATTACTAAAATGACCACTTTTGGTTTAATGAGATTAACCGAGGTATTGTTCGACTCAAATATGAATCAAATAAATCCGGAACATCTACCAGATAAAAAGAAAACAATGAGAGTTTTCAATTATCACTATTATGAATTTACAGATTTAGGAGTGACTTTTGGCGTTGTTGATTCCGCCAATACTATACTCACTAGTTCAGATGTTAGCGCAGACCTACCAGCCAATACTATTATTTGTGATAGTGATGGAAACATGATTGGAGAAGTTTCTAGTGTTTCGACTACTACAATTACTCTAAAGAATTTGTATGCAGGAGATTCTACTAGAAAGGTAGTTCGTACAACGAGTTCGGGAGGATTTGCTACGGGTAATTTATTCAAGGCAGTTAAACACCAAGCCGCATTTAGTGGACACGGAGATGCACAAAATGTCAACAAACTAGATGGTTCTATACAACCCCTCGTTGCTTTATTTCATGGTGGGAATTATTCTAGTGACGCTTTCACGGATGAGGCAGGTCAAGCATTTAATGTGGGAACTACAATTGCTGGACACGAAAGCCACTTGGCTTTGCCTATGATAATTAGGAACATTACTTTTGATTCGGAACAACACAACGGACACTCTAGCCTTCTTCTTAAGCAATATAATGACCTAAAACTACACACTCTTGCTCCGGGAATTACTGGAGCCGCTCCCACTTCTTTCTTGAAGAGTGGAATGGTGGGTATAGTCCTTGATAGATTTGATATTTCCGGAGGCGATACTTTGTCCAGTGCTGGTACAATAATGCCTCCAATTAAAAATGCACATCTAAGAGAGTACAGTGCTACAGGCAAAAACTTTACAATTGTCAACTACGGCATGGCTACTAGACCTAACCGATTTGCTTCCACTAAATTAGATGATAATAATGGTAGTGATGCAGATACTTCATCTGTTACTACAGACGCAGAAGGAATATATTTAGGATTTAAATTGAGGATAAAATTGCCCACTAAGGATTCAAGTCCTAGTGGGCCTTCGGGAACAACTCATTACAAATATATTCTAAACTCTAGCACCTATCCATATTTAGATTATGTGAAAGACTTAACAGGTTGTTATTTGGCCTCGGAAGCAGGTACAGAATACGCAACAGGAACAGCAGTAGCGCAACCTGCTATTGATGCAGATGCTCAACAACATAGTATGCAGAATGTTTCTCCTACCTTTTTAGGATATGTCGTTTCCCATGAAATAGACAGTGGTAACAGCACTAAAAGACACATTTTGATACTAGACCAAGAATTAACTGCGGGATATTACAGAGTCATGCAACCCAACGAAACCTGTACTTATGAATACACTCCTAGCAGAATTAAACTGAATACACTATCTTCGGAATATACTAAGATGCCATATAAAGATGAAACTTATTCGGCTACTCAAGACTATCATATTAAGGTGGAGTCTACTCACGATAGGTCGCTAAATGGTTCCTTTGAAAATGTAGGTCACAATGAAGGGGTTTTATCTATGTACTGTACTATAGATTTAGATGGAAAAATTCCAACAGGTACTACAGAACATATTGTATCTAGAAGTCCACTAGGAGGTGTGTATCAATTCGCTAATATGACAACTAAGAAGGCAGAAATACCTTCAACACTATGCGTCAGCGATGGTAATACTACCTTCAAAACATCGACTGAAATAGATTGGCTAGGAACAGGAGATAGTGAAACCATAGGAAGAGGACTTACTATTACATTTGGAGAACATAAGTTGACTAAGGGTGTGGTTTCAGTATCAGATACTATTACTATTACTACGAATAAGAACTTAAAAGGAAAACCAATTCGTGCTGTTATAGGTGCGGGAGTCACTATTGGAGAAGAAACAGAAACTCTCATCAATAATCTCTTTGAAGAGAATGACATAGAATTCACTACTAGTTATACTGACGACTATCCGCTAATTGTAGCACCTAATCTAAAAGGAGTAGATTTATTCTCCGCAATCAACTACTTAATTGAAAAGAAGAACAAGCAATTAATTTATGATAATGACAAATTCTCAATTAAGGACCAAAAGGATTCAGCCTTTTCACCGAAGATAAAAATTACTGATATGAATAACGATTTACAAATTGTGAACTTTAGTCAATCCGATGTTCTCTTTGACTTCTACAATGAGGTCAGGGTCTATTCTAAAGATAAGGTGGCAGTTAGAAAGAACGGAACTAGTATTCGTAAGAGAGGAAGAAAGGTACTGGAAGTCAACGACGATAGTTTGTCTACTCAAGAAGAAGTAGATAGTAGGGCATATAATCTACTAAGATTACATTCTAGTTCTAACAAGAAGGTTTCCTTAGAATTAGGTCATAGAAATTTAGGACAAATAAGGCCCTCAGATGTTATTGAATTAGAAATACTACAAGAAGGAATTGCTTCTTCTAATTATGTCATTTTAGAAATGGAACATACTCAAATTGGTACTGTCAAATTAGAACTTGGTAAATTCACTAAAGGAATGACTGATAGATTTGCTGAAATATTGAAAAATAATAAAAAGATAGAGGCAAATGCAAGAAGCGAGGCTTTCAACAGTGTTCGTACTTCAAGGGATTATTTTGGAAAAGTAGGTATCACTGAAAGAAAGGTAATCGTCAAGAAGAGAGCCAACGCAAGCGCAAACTCTTTCAATCTTGGGTTTGAGCAGACTCTAGGATTCGCCTTAAATTTGGGGCTATCAACCGGCGGAAATACGCTTACAACTATACTGGAGGAAGAATTTTGATAGTAGATTCCGTTAGAGAAAGCCTTGCCTTACACTTGAAAACAGTATTTACAAAGGCTAAGGTAGGGGTAGGGGGGAACTCTACTGACCCATCAGTAACCGATTTAGATGTACCTATTTACAGTATTTCTGCTTCTTCTTCTACTAGCGAAGGAAATGTCATAGATTTCAAATTCACTCTTTTGGGTTCTTCTGTAGCAGGGTACACGATAAGAGAAATAGGTATCTTCAATAAGGCATATACCAATCTAGCAGGAGCAAGCATAAGTGCATACACAGAGATGTTATCTAGAATTACATTCGACGGAATAGGGCCTTTTGCCTCCGGAGAAGAAATTGATTTTTACATTACCATAGAGGTTGAGTGACATGACAGACAGCAGAAATATAGGACAGTACAGTAGATTCCATTCTAATCCCGCAGGTAGTGGATTAGTTGATGGTGTAGATTTTCCCCACAGCGGGTTGCTTAAGGCGTTATCAGTAGGGTTGCAGAACAGTTATGCTATTCTAAACGGAACTACAGCAGACGCAACTAAGAACTTTAGTATCGTACAAACAAACTCCAGTGGAAATACGCAATTCGTAGTGAGAGCAGGTAAAGTCATTAGAGATGGAAAACTAATGCCAGAAATTGCTACTGCTACTTTCACTCAAGGAACTCCTTCTACCTTCGATGAACCAACCACCGGCAACTCATACTTCGTCTTAGTAGTGACTAGTGATTCGACAAATGTATTGGCGATTAGAGGAGATAAGGCAGATACTGATGTAGTGCCGCAACTAACGGCAGGTGATATTCCTGTTGCTATAATTAAATTAGATAAAGGGGGAACTGTAGATGGCAGGGCCATTCAATATTTGACTACGGCTAAGAGCGAGAACTCAATCAGTATAGGATATGATGCTGGCAGTACCACCTATACAGAAGCAAGTGCAATTACTGGGACTAGTGAGGGGTTATTCATTTCCGGCATAGGAACGGCTACTGTTGAAGGTGCTGATAAAGTTTTAATTCAAGATACTAACGCTGTGGGAGTTAATGATGTAATTAAATCGGTTACTGTTCAATCTATTGCTGACCTAGCACCACAAGGAGATATTACTGGCGTAACTGCCGGTGATGGTTTAACTGGTGGAGGAAATAGCGGGGCTGTAACATTAGCCGTTGGTGTTGATGATTCTACTATTGAAATTAATTCCGATGCTTTAAGATTAAAGGACAGTGGAGTGACAGTTGGAAAGATGGCCGCTAATTCTGTTGATTCTGACCAATATGTAGACGGTTCTGTTGACAACATACATTTAGCAAGTGGAATAGATGCAGTTAAAATTGCTGATGGTACAGTCACTAATGAAGAATTTCAAAGAATAAATACTCTTACTTCAAACGCACAAACACAATTAAACACTAAATTACAAGTGGGACAGTTTAGTATGTGGATTCCGGCAGAAGCAATAAGCCCCCAATCAGTAAATCCTTGTGGTAGTTTAACAACAACTGCTAACGCTAACGCTACTCAACCTGATTTTAGAACTTTAGCATTCGACGCAGGTACTGATGAATTTGCTCAATTTTCAATTGCTATGCCTAAAATGTGGAACGAAGGAACGGTTTTATTTACTTTTTATTGGACTCATGTTGGTAGTGCAGGTAATGATGTAATTTGGACTATTGCTGGAACTTCTGTTTCTAATGATGAAGCCATAGGGGGAGTTATTTTCGGAACTGCTGTTAATTATCAAGATACAGCACTAGACGCTAAAGATTTGCATATTGTCAGTAGCGATACTACTCTCACTATTGCAGGTAGTCCCGCAGTAGGAGATGTTTGCTTTTTCCAAATATCAAGAGATGCTAATAATGGTAATGATGATTTCGCTAGTGATGCTTTGCTTATTGGTGTTAAGATGAAATACACCGTTGACGGATTAAATGATGAGTGATTAAGATGTGGGTAAGTAGAGTATCGGGAATGGGGTCTTATGCGAATAGGACTACCCCTGTAAATACTAATCTTTACAATTTGGCTTCTGTAAAATCTATCCATGAAACTAATTCTAATACGGGTGTTGGAATAAATTTTAATGCAGGTGCGGCTAATTCGGCTTGGATGACAGGTGTTCAAGTAATAGGGACTGACATGTATATTTCAAATAGAGGAAATAACAACGGTTTTGATAGTACAGAAGTTTTTATTACAAAAATAGCAATAAGTTCTACCGGAAGTGGAAATGCGGTTGCCCAAAATGCGGCAGGTTTAGGACTAAACAGTTGTGATGGATTCGGACTTAATGATGATGCCACCAAGATTATATTTACTGATTTTCATGGTAATCAAGTAAGAAGTGGAACGATGGATGTTAATTTAGCCATAACTCTCAATGGCAGTGCTTTAAATGCAGGTGGTGGAGCGAGATTTGCTAGATGGAATAATGACGGTTCTAAGTATTATTTTGGTTATGGTTCATCGGGTGGAAATAGTATAATTAAACAATATACTGCTGGAACTAATTACATAGTGGCTTCCAGCGACAGTGCTGGAACTTCACAAACTCTATCAATAGGGGCGGCTAGTGATTTAGTTTTTAATAGTGATGGAAGTAAAATGTATATTCCTGACGCACTAACCGCCGAAGTTTTTGAATACGATTTGTCTACACCTTACGATATTTCAACAGAAACATTAGTTACTACCTTAGACATAAGAAATTTCTTTACTAATAGTGGCAGTTCTACTAATTCTCCGTGGAGACCAGCAGGTAGCAGTAGTAGTACGCCGTGGATTTCCGGTATATCTTGGAACGATGATGGAAGTAAATTTTATGTTATTAGTTTATGGGGAACTACAATACAATCTAAGGTTAGCGGTACGCTCAATCCTTCTACTGTCACAGGAGATGGTGGGACTAGAACCAATACTATGCCAATAATTGAGTTTAGAGTTCAGTAAGAATAGAAAAATATTAAATAGTCGTTGATGATTCGTTTATAATAGTGGTAACCATGTCGGATTTAGATGAAGTCCTTGAGAGAGATTCTGACGGTAAGATAAATTGGCTTGTATCAAAAGTGAATGATATTGACACACGGGTTCACACTATTGAAACAAACCATTTGTTTCACATGGAAAAAGACATGGCTATGTTAAGAAAGGGAGTCTATCTACTTGCCGCAATCGGTATTACATATCTAACGGGA